TTTGAATCCAACAACCAGTCAGGGAGGTTGTTTACGTTTACCATATTTACATAAGTTTGAATCGTTTAGTTTGGCGTTGAACGAGCAAAATAATATGGGAACTATCTTGTTGGGTGAATTAGTTCCTTTATTACAATTAGGAACAGCAGTGGATACTATTACGATATCAGTATATTGCTGGGCAGAGAATGTAGTATTTGGTGCTCCTACTAATAATAATTTACCTGGTTTGGTACCTCAAAGTTCTGATGAATATCAAGAAGAAGGTCCAATTAGCCATATTTCTAATTCATTGGCTTTGGCTAGCGCAAACTTACATGGTATACCAGTTATAGGCAAATATGCTCATGTTTCCACAACTATGTTTAGGGCCCTATCCAATATTGCTAATTTACTTGGTTATTCTAGACCAGCTCTTGTTTCAGATTTTAGTTTTGTTAGAGAAAGAAAGTTTCCGAATTTTTCTTCCACTATGCAAAAAGATCCTGTATATAAAGTAACATTGGATGATAAACAAGAGGTTTCTATTGATCCTCGTGTTATAGGTTTCAATGGTAAAGACAATATGTTGATATCCGATATAATTGAGCGCTCTGCAATTATTCAAAACGTCACGTGGAGAACTACTGATATACCGGGTAAATCAATCCAATTTTTTAATGTTTCACCAAACCATTGGGTGACTGGTTTAGGAAGTGCCACGAATCGGATTTGTATGAATCCATTGACTTATGTAGCGCAATCTTTTAGATATTGGCGAGGTTCAATTCGTTTTAGGTTTGTTGCCATCGCATCGTCTTTTCATAGAGGTAGGTTGCGTTTAGTTTATGATCCAGCAGGTTTTGGTACTGTAACTGCTACTACGGTTTTTGAATCAAACACGAATTACAATTATGTATGGGATTTAAGCGAGTCTCATGAAGCTACAATGGACGTGTGCTTTATGAGCCATTTACCGTATTGTAGAACTGCTCGTCCCGGAGCACCTAATATATTTCAAGGTTTTTCAGCCATTTATGGAGGTGCCAATGGGTTAAGTCATAATCCTAGTTTTGATAATGGTTCAATTGCTCTTGTAGTTCAGAATGATTTAACATGTTCCGGTCAAGCAGTATCGGATATTCAAATTATGTGCTACGTGTCGGCAGGTCCTGACTTTGAATTCTTTGAACCAGAACAAGGTATGGACGATTATAGCTTTTTTCCACAATCAGGAGAAATGATGCAAGATGATTTAATGTTGCGTTCTACTACAGCTGATGTAGTTTTTGGGAATTATATTCCTATAAACGATAAGGCATCACAAATTTTTCATGGTGATCCCGTTATTAGTTTACGTTCTTTGTTGAAACGGTACGTTAATTATTTTGTTTTACCAGTTCCTGCTGTTCCTACAGGTTCTTCAGTGTTAAACTGGAACTTGAGTGGTTACCCCATGAACCGCGGTAAAGCTGTTAATGGAATGCATTTGGCAGGTACCACATCTACTAATTATGTTAATAATACACACATAGCTTGGTTTTCTGCATTATTTATGGCAAAACGAGGAGGTATGCGCTGGCGTGTTACTGATGTGTCTCCTAAAGATTTATCTTTTGGTCATCTGCAATTAATGCGAACACCAAATTCAAATTTCTTGGCTAATATAGGCGCAGCACCTTCGGGTACGTCTACAAGTGCAGTAGCCAAATCTTATTTAGCAGCATTCACATTGGGAAG